TGTTTCAATCTATAGCGGCAGCGAGTAGAAAGACAGGGATTAACCCTAAGACTATAAGGGATAGCTTAAATCCTATAGCTAAGAAGAAGTTTAGCTATGAAAATAGAACAATAGTATTTAGAATAAAAAAATAATTATGAATCATGGATCTTTATTTAGTGGCATAGGAGGCTTTGATTTAGCAGCCGAATGGATGGGATGGAATAATGTATTCCATTGTGAATGGAATCCATTTGGACAACAAGTATTAAAACATCATTTCCCAAACTCAATTTCTTATCATGACATTACTAAAACAGACTTCACTATTCACAGAGGATCAATTGACATCCTCACAGGAGGATTCCCATGCCAACCATACTCAACAGCAGGAAAAAGACTTGGGAAAGCCGATGAAAGACACCTCTTTCCTGAAATGCTTAGGGCAATTAAAGAAATCAAACCCAGATGGATTGTTGGCGAAAATGTTCGTGGACTTGTTAACTGGAATGGAGGGTTGGTATTCAACGAGGTGTACGATGACTTGGAAAGGGAAGGATATGAAGTCCAATCGTTTCTTATTCCAGCTGCAGGTGTCAACGCACCGCACCAACGCTACCGAATCTGGTTTGTTGCTTACTCCAACGACAAGGGAAGAGATGCAAGATTTGGAAAAAATCAAAGCGAGAATGGAGAAATATCCAAACGGAACAACTATGCCGAATTTAGCGACACAAGTGATGAATATGCTACCAACTCCAACGGCTATGGAGGACAGGAGTACGCCAGAAGCTTGGGACAAAAGGTTTTTAATATCGAAAGAGAAAGGGATAAATCTTCAAATTGGATTGACAACAATGGCAAGGAAAGGATTATTACCAACTCCAATAGCAGGGGATTGGAAAGGTCAAAAGAGGAAGGATGGGACAGCGAGCATGCTAAGCGGGAAAATGGCATTACTACACAAGAAAATGTTGCAAACTCCAAGAGCATCGGACAAGAATATGCATTGGAAGACAGAGAATTGGAAGGGAGACGATTTAGGAAGCCAAATGAACGAAATTTTTGGGACTCGTTCCCATCTAAACCCCCAATTTGTGGAGGAGATGATGGGATTTCCAGAGAAATGGACGGAATTACCTTTTCTAAGTGGCGAAACGAATCAATAAAAGCCTACGGAAACGCAATAGTTCCACAAGTTGCACATCAGATATTTAAGGCAATAGAGAAGTTTGACGAATTAAATTAACTTTGTAGTGAGTGTCGGATACTCATTTAGAATTTATTGCCCTTGAGATGAACCCCCAATCCGACTGGGGGGAATTTGATAGGGCTCTTTTATTTTATGTCACATAATTGGTACGCAGTATTACCTGCACAAGTTTTACTAAGCAAAGAACTTACAGACAAACAAAAATTGCTTATTGCTTTGATTTCTAATCTTTCAAACGAAAGAGGCTATTGCTTTGCATCTAATCGTTATTTAGGTGAATGTTTAGATTGTTCTGAATCTACAATCAAAGAACATTTAAAGAAATTAGAAGATTTAGGAATTTTAGGAAGGATTGTTAAACTAAAACAAAATGGTGAAGTTGAGTTTAGATCATTGGTAATTACTATTGAAATACCTCAGCCAGAAAATACTACCACCCCAGCCGAAATTCCAACCCACCCCCCAGCCGAAAAACTGGCACATAATAACAAAGAATATAATAACAAAGTTAATAAGATATATAATGGTAAAGATGCCTTTGTTGGTAGGGTTAATGAGTTTAAAGATAAACTTGGTAATCAGTATGATTCATTCATTAGCTACTGGACTGAAGCTAATGATAAAGGCAAAATGAGATTTCAGGATCAAAAATTCTTTGACATTAGTAGAAGAATAGCTACATGGGTAAAGAACACAAAAAACTTTCAGCCAATAAATCAAGATGCACCTAAAATAAAACTCAAATGATAGAAGCTACTAACCTACCTAAAAACCTCGAACTAGAAAAGAATATACTTGGATCATTATTAATAGATAAGAATGCTTTACCATTGGTAATAGGATTACTTAACGAAGATGTTTTCTATGACCTTAAACATAAGAAGATATTTTCTACAATAAAGTCCATGTTTGATAAGCATATTTCTATAGACATTACCACTATAGCCCAAAAATTACAAGGTGATAAAGCTATGGATGAAGTAGGTGGTGCTTACTACCTATCAAAGCTAACTGACAACATCGTACACACTAACCACCTTAATACGCACATTGAGATGGTAGTGGAGCTGTATAAGAAACGTCAAGCCTACCTAACCCTTATACAAAAATCTAGTGAGTTCTTACACCCTGATACTGAGTCACTTGACTCAATAAGTTCACTAATTAGTAAACTTTTAGGTTTACAAGAGTTTGGCAATATCTACGAACAGACTATAGATCAGATAGTTATGCAAGTAATAACTAAGCGTGATATGGCTACTAAAGGTGAATTATTAGGCTTTGATACAGGATTTACCGAACTAAATACTACCATTGGTGGATGGTGTGCTCCTGACATGGTTGTGGTAGCTGCTAGACCAGGTGCAGGTAAGACAGCCTTCATGCTTTCTTCGGTTTATCACTTAGCTATCGTTAAAAGCGTTTCTACGGCTATTTTTAGCCTAGAAATGAGCTCCGAACAGCTAGTTGAAAGGTTAGAGTCAATAAGCTCACAAGTGCCCTTAAAACGCCTTAGAATGAATATTTTGAATGACTACGAAAAAGACGTAGTTATGAAGGCTGATGACAAGATAATACAAGCACCTATCTACATAGATGATACTGGTGGTTTAAATATCAGTCAGTTAAGGGCTAAAGCTACTATTTTGAAGCAGAAATATGGCATAAAGGTGATTTTTATAGACTATCTACAGCTAATGTCAGGTCAAGGTAAGTCTAACCAAAATAGAGAGCAAGAGGTTAGTACAATAAGTAGGAACATAAAAGCGTTAGCTAAAGAACTAGAAGTACCCATTATTGCTTTGTCCCAGTTAAGTAGAAGGGTTGAAGAAAGAGCAGACAAGATACCACAACTTTCTGACCTTAGAGAATCAGGATCAATAGAGCAAGATGCCGACATCGTAGTGATGCTTATGAGACCAGAATACTATGAGATGCAAGAGTCAGTAGAGATTAAGGGCAAAGAATACCATCCTAATGGGCTTGTTATCTGTAAGGTAGAGAAGAATAGACACGGCATTACAACAAATATTCCTTTAAGATTCATAGGAGAAACCATAACCATACAAAACCATAACGAATGAGAGAGCAATTCATCCAAATCCATGATGCAGTAGTCAATATTAAACTACGAGCTGATATGAATGAAATAGAATTAAAAAGACTTACTGAGCAGTTGTCCAGTATTTTATCTAAAAAACAAGACAATGGAGAAACCGAATCCAGGAAACTACCGAAACAAAAGAAAGTTCGAGATAGACCTAGCAAAATATGAGGATGGTACATATAATGCATTAAGACTATTTGCTAAGAATACTAAAATAATGGTTATCACAGACCTAAAAGCCTTACAAAGAGGTTATATATGGCTTGAGTATGAGAGAGATGGTAAGCCATCAGGTATAGCAGATACAAGAGTAGAGTTCTTTGCAATTAACTTAGATATTCGTAATAGAATATACTTTATGAGAGCAGAAATGCTCCGTCAAAAAGCTCGTAGATACTTTAAATTAAGCAGATTAAAGTACAAGGATAAGGTTCGATATGTGAAGATGCATATGACCGAGTTCATACGCTGGGATTAATATATTTAAATATATTGTATAACTTTGGGTTATGGCAACATACTTGACAGCATCGGAACTAACCAAAATGATGATTGATTATTTAACCTCTAAAGGTTTAGTTGTTTGGAGGAATAATAATCTAGCTGTTAAGGGAAGAAGCTTTATTGGTAAGAAAGGTGTTCCTGATATAATTGGCTATGATAGAAAGCATGGTCAGTTTATAGCTTGTGAGATTAAGAAGTTAGGTGACAGGATTAGTCCTGATCAATTATCTTTCTTAACACAGCTTGGGATAGCAGGAGGATTGTCAATGTTATGTAGCCAAACATCAGATGAAACAATTAAATTAGAAATATTTAAAGATGGCGAAAACAAAATCTACAAGTTCGAACAAGGTGA